GTACGTCCTGGGCGATTACACCAGTACGACGGTCTTCTGTCTCTTTATCTGTATAAGTAACACCCCGTAGGTTGAGAACTTTGTCCAGAGCATGTGGGATAACCTCAATGTCTTTCTTCAGACGGATATCTGAGTAGGCAGTGACGTTACCAACTGCGGAGAAATTGCCACTACCATCGATAGTTACTCTATCGTTACCCGAAGAATCGCGGAATCTGAAACCATTAGAGGACTGAAAGTAGAGATGGTCACTGTGGTATTGAATTTTGCCTGCGGTTTCTCCAGTCCAAGTACCTGCGCTAAAACGTATGTCGCTGTTAGCAGCAATAGAAACTGCACCAGCACCACCAGAGAATGTGATGTCACCAGAAGCGGTATCCGCAGCATCACTACGGATAAAGCTAGTACCATGAATACCGTCAAGAAGATCAGCATCTAGACCACAACCACTGCCATCAACTGTTTTAATTGCAGTAAGGATTTCAGAAGCACTTTGATCAGCAGTTGCTGAAGCTTCAATGCCATTCAGCTTAGTATGATCAGCATCAGTAAATACATTACTGTCACTAGCACTTTCGACTAAGGAGCGAACCTCAGCAGCAGTTTGATCAGCAGTAGCACTAGATTCAATACCATCAAGTTTCGTACCGTCAGCAGCTACATCTCGGCCATCGACAGTTCCAGATGGAACAATGTTGACAGCACTTACGTTACCAGTAGCAGTAATATTTCCAGAAGCAGTAATATTTCCAGTTACATCTACACCAGCAGTAACATCTAGGTTACCGGTAGCAGTGATAGGACCATTGTTTGCAACTGCTACAGAAGCATTACCATTTGAGATAGTAGTGCTGTCATGTGCAGTCGAAGTAGCTCCAGTAACCCTACCCTTCGCGTCAACTGTAATTGCAGGAATAGCAGTGCTAGAGCCATAAGTACCTGCGCTCACACCGGAGGCAGGCATGTTGTTTAGGTCTTCTCTTAGAAGCGGACGACCTCCCGCTGTAGCGCCGTCATGTACGACGGCTGTGTCTTTATTTGTATCGACTGTTAGTTCACCTTCTGCACCCGTAAATGAGCTGTGCTGAGAGGTGGTTCCGCGTCGAAGTTTAAGTAGTTTTGCCATTATGAAAGAGTGCCGAAGTCGATAGAAAGATTTGAACCGTCAACAGTTCCGACAGTGATATTCGGAGTACCGCTAAGACCAGTCGCATTGCCGGTAAGAGCACCAACAAAACTTGTAGCAGTAAATGTGCCACCGTTAGTGATGTTGTTGTTTGACGCGTTGAGAGTGCCGCCAAGGACAGGACTGGTATCTAGAGAAACAGAAGCAATACCTGGAGCAATACCCACAAAGGCTGAACCGCTGTAGTAGTTCAGCGTGTTCGCAGTGGTGTTGTACCAGAGGTCACCAGCAGAAGGGCTGCTAGGAGTTCCGGCTTGAATAACATATTCGTCTGCATAACGATTTACGTTTGCCAGACCGGTCGCAACCGTGTTGACGTTACTGATAGACCCAGCAACAGAAGTAACATTGGCATTACTGCCAGCAACAGTAGTTACGTTGCCAGAGATACCAGCAACAGTAGTGACATTTGCAGATATGCCAGCGACAGTAGTGACATTTGCAGATATGCCTGCAACCGTAGTTACATTGCTGTCGATATTAGCAACATCAGTGACATCACTATCAATAGCACCAACCTTAGTTACGTTAGCGTTATTACCAGCAACAGTATTGATGTTAGTAGCGTTACCAGCTACGGCAGTTACGTTAGAGTTATTAACAGCAACGGTAGTTACATTCGCTGCAACACCAGCAACAGTCGTTACGTTTGCAGAGATACCAGCAACAGTATTTACGTTGGTAGTATTACCGGCAACAATGTTGACGTTAGCAATAGAGTTCTCTACAGCCTGAATATCAGAGATATTATCTCCACAAATCTCCAATGCACCACCAGTCTGACCAGACAGTAGAGCGTCGCCTACAGAACCTAAGTCACTGACAGTAGACATGTCATTAGCAACAATGGCGATGTCATTTAGCTGTGACCCGTCAGGAGTGATCTTGTCAAACGAACTACCGTTGTACGCCTTCATGACGTTCTGGGCAGTGTTGTAGTACAGGTCACCCTCTACCATGTTTCCGCCAGTTCCACGAGTTGTGGGGTCTTGTGCACTTACCTGATAGACATCAGCAAAGTTAGCAACACTATTAATGTTTGTCGCAGCAGCATTCACCGAGGTGATGTTTGTAGCAACTGTGTTTACGTTGGTGGCAGGAGCCGACAGACGGTGGAACGCATATGTATGTAGTGTCCCAGTTGTTTCGACTAACATGCCAAAACCAGCAGTCAGTACCTGAGAACCAACACCAGTAATAGTTACTGTGTTTCCTGATCCTGCTCCGTTTGCAATCGTGACTGAGCCTGAGCTAGGAGTACGAGATGTACCAATAGCCGAGACGCTGACGATAGTACCTGTACCGTTATTAACATCAGGGTTAAGAGCCGGAAAACTGGTTTCGTTAGCAATAGGAACGAATCCACCAACCTCTTCCACAAGGTCAACAATACGTGCATCAATGGCTCCAGTAGTTGCAATTTTCGTGTCACCACCAGACCAGGCTTGACCAGAGGTAATACTCTCAGTACTGTCCTGACGGAAGTAACGAGTATCACTTGCATCGGTCGTAAAGAATGACGTGTCGTTAGGAGTACTTGCAGCTTGCTCGCTGTTAATAACAACAGCAGCACCATTCATCTTGGCGACAGTAATTTCACCGTCGTTGATCTTGTCAACGGTTACAGCGTTATTAGCAATCTTTCCGGTAGTGACACCAAGATTGGCGATCTTGCCGGTGGTTACAGAACCAGTAGCAAGCTTGGCCGTAGTGATGTTGCCGTCAACAATCTTGGCAGAACCAACAGCATTGTTAGCAATGGCAGGACCATCGACTGCATTATTAGCTAACTCATTAGCTCCAACAGCATCAGTAGCGATCTTTACAGTAGTTACTGCATCATCTGCAATCTTTGCCGTAGTTACCGCATAGTCAGCCACCTTTGCGGTGGTGACATTCGCATCGGCAATCTTTGCAGTGGTGACGTTGACGTTAACGATCTTGGCAGTTGTGACACTGCTGTCAGCAATTTTGTTGGTCGTTACAGCACCATTGCTGATCTTCGATTCAACAACAGCATCAGTAGCTATCTTGTCGGCAGTTACGGCTGAGTTTGCTATGTCAATAGTAGCAATACCACCATCAACAATTTTGGCTGATGTGACAGAACTGTTTGCTAGTTTGTCAGTGGTAACAGCACCATTGTTGATCTTAGATGTCCCTATGCTGCTGTCTGTAACTGAAATAGTTACTTGCTTGTTTGAGTTTGATCCTCCAGTTGTATCATCAAGGGTAATAGTAGAGCTACCAATTAAATCATCAGTAATTGCTTTACCTAATTGACCCCGAGTTACTGCATCAGTATCTGTCGTACCTTCTGCTAATTCAGAAATACGACTATTATTCATGTCAAGATTAGCCCAAACCTCTGGGTCGTACTTGTCAACTTTCAAGTCTCTAAACTCTTGGTCAACTCGTAAGGACTGTAAGAAGTTTTTGTCTAGATCTTCTCCACGTATGGAGCTACCTGGATTAAAGTTTGGAACTTTAGATGCATTAAAATCAGTACGTCTAAAGATTAATACATTACCAGTGCCTGTAGGGGGAGCAGTATTAAAGGTAATGGTTGAACCGGAAATGGCGTAGCTGCTGTTTAAGTCAAAGTTACCTGAGGTGGAGTTAAATAGATAGACTACAACGTCGTCTTCTTAAAACTTGGTAAATGAAAAAGTAAATTGAGTCGTACTTCCATTCCCGTTATAGCGTACATATGACGCTGTAGGAGTTTCAATAGTCATTTTTAATAGTTATTGTATTGACGGAGGTTTTCTAGTGTTTCTACATCTCCTCTTTGACTTGCATCACGAACTTGGTTTTGGTGGTACTCTGCATCAGTAATGGCATTTCTCATATCTTCATCGAGAGATCCAATCGCGTATGCCATCGCATCTCTTAGTTCAGATTTTAAGTTGCTGTGAAGCATTGCAAAATCTTCAAGTCTTACTTGCTCATTAGCTGCCCTTGCACGCTTAAATTCTTCGCGGAATTTTTTACCTTCTGTTGATTGCATTACTTCTAAAATTGCATCACGATATAACTTTCGTTTCCCCATTTCCTGAGCGATAGCTGATTTCTGGTCGGCGGTTAGACGAACACCACGACCATTAGTTGTAAGTGTTGGCCTGCCATCAAACTCAATATCAATCAGGAATTGTTTTTCTGGGGTGATGTCATCACTAATTTTCCAGGGTGTAAAGGTATTCCAAATACGTGTCCAGTTACTAGGTACGCCAACTAGACCACCACTGATGTAGTCATACTTATCTGCAAGACCATCTTTCATTATCGGATTTCTATTGGCAATTAATGCACCCATTTCCTGCTCCAGTTCTTTTAATTGAGGAGTCATTAGTCTTGAAAGATCATTCCTCAAGCCACTCAAAGGTGCAAGCCCACTGCCAAATGAAGCTCCCCATCGAGCTAACGCTGCAGGGTTGCCTGCAAAGACATCATTCATTGGTTCTAAACCTGCCATTAATGACTTACTAGTCACGCTTGCAGATAGAATGAAGCCCATTTTGTTCATTAGGTCTTGACCATCTTGTGGTGTCAATGT